CTCAAAAGGGACCCGCGTTTTTCTGTGGTGTAGAAACAACACATCATCGCGCAGTCTTCAGTGCATAGGCCCACGCATCGCGCAGGTTCCGTTCGAACTGTGCGCTGACTACCTTGCCGCCGATGGATGTCATGTCGAAGCGCTTTTTGTACTGTGGCTGCTGTGCAAAGACCATCAGTGCTTCGATGCGTTTGTTGTTGTTGACGCGGGCGTAGATGCCTGGGCTGCGGCCTGATCCTTTGGGCTGGCCAATGAAGTACCGACCAGCCTTGCCGCTGGTGTTCAGGTCTGCGGTGATACGCTTGATCTGCGCAAGGCTCACACCGCCGAAGCTGTCGCGCTTGATGTTGCCTGTGGGCACCAATGCTTGGGCATTCACACCGCTGACCTTGCTGGCCATGGCCTCGAACTTCTTTTCGAATCCCTTGATGCGTCGGCCACCGCCTTGCACGCCGAACTTCAGGTAGCGCGCCTGCTTGTCTTTGGCGAACACGAACGCCGTCAGGTTGCGGCGCTCAGCTTTCTGAAACACGAACGCGCTGCGTGTGAACGCATTGGGCCTGTCGAACGATGTGGTCGTGGCTGTGTTCATTTCCTTGCGCACCGCCATGGCTGTGTTGGTCAGCGCTTTGGCAATGGCGAATGGGGCCTGCCTACTGGTGAACTGCTCCAGCTTTGGCAGTATGGCCTTGATGTTGGATTCGACTGTGATCTGCATGGTTTGAATGATAGCGCCAGGTTGGAATTGGCGCTTATGTGTTTTCCGTGAATGTTAGTGACCACTGACTTAGTGTCGGGGGTCATAGGGGGTCATGGGGTCGTTGATTTCCTTACGTGTGACGTGCTTTCGCGTATTGGCATTTCCTTCTTATATCCTTCATATATATATAGTGACCCCATATGACCCCAAGTGGCCAGAAGCCAATAAACATGCGGGTTTGATGGGGGGTCATGGGGTGGGGTCACTATTGGCATTGAACGAATAAGTGACCCCCAAACCATCAGAACGGCTGGTCACGATCTCCGATCTTGGGTGGCACCAGCACGCGACGAACTCCGTGGGTTTTCTTGGCTGCACCTGCGTTCAGCTTCCTGATAATGTGGCCAGCCGTGTTCAGCTGGTTGCGTTCTGGTCGTTCGATGCCGACTTCGATCAGCACGTCCAGCACGGTCACCCATCGCCAGATGGCGTTCGGTGCCTGCCAGTCCAGTCGTGACATCAGCCGGTCTTCGATTGGGTCGCGCACCTCGAATTCCGTGTTGCTGTCGTTCAGCTTGGCCATCTCGTCCGGTTGCAGGAACCAGGTTTCGCCCATGACATACATGTGGTGGAACTCGGCCCAGACCTGCTGCATGTTCAGGTTGTGGCTGTGGTCGATGTGTTCGCACTCGATGGTCCAGTAGCGTCGGTTGCCGGTGATGTCGTGCAGGAACTCGCGCGGGTTCACGCTGGCGAAGAACACGGTGCGGCGTCCATATTCCGATTCGCGCTTGGCGTAGGCTCTGCGCAGCACGTCACGGTCACGGGTCAGAAACGACTTCAAGGCTGCGATGTCTGACTTGCGGAACGTGGCATCCAGTTCGCCCAGCTCCACCAGCCAGAAGCTGCATGCCTGCTTCACGCTGTCCTTGTCGTCTGGTCGCAGGATCCAGCCGTCCTGGGCCAGCCTGGTGCTGTCAGGCACCAGTGTCTTGAACCACTTGGTCTTACCCAGGTACTGGTCACCCTGAAGCACCAGCACACCATGGGCGCTGACGCCTTCAGGCCGGAAGGCTGCCGCGATGGCGCTGATCATCCAGCGCTTCATCAGAGTTTCCTTCAGGGTCTGGTCCTGGCCCTTGGCTGTCACCGTGTCGTAGAACGCCTTGGCACGGCTGATGCCGTCCCAGGGTTGGCTGGTGACGTAGTTGATCGCTGGGTTGTACAGGTTCTGATCAGCCAGGAACGTCACGAAGTCACCGATCTGGCCGGTTGGGTAGTTGAACTTGGCGCACTGCGATGACAGCCATGCCAGGCTGGCGTTGGCTTTGTTGTCGACGCTGAAGTTGACGCCTGGGATCAGGATCTCGTCGTCCTTGCGGATCACGTCATAGCGCACGGTGACACCAAGGCGCTGGCAGATTTCGTGCAGGTTCTCGATGGTTGCCAGCGGCTTCCCGCGTGACCCAACATATGGCAGTGGTGCCAGATCCAGCACCGCGTTGTCGTTGGCTGGCTCGATGATCTCGCCCGTGTCCTGGTCGATGATAGATGCTGGTGCGCGCTGTGTGGAAATCTGCTGCGATGGCGGCTGGCGCTTCATGCCAAGCTGCTCTGCTGCGTCCTTGGCCGCCTTCTTCATGTCACCACCGTGGTCGTAGTATGCGAACAGGTCGAACGGTCCGACAGGGTGGCCACTTTCGTCGCTGCACAACGGGTCACTGGCGTGGTGGATGAAGCACTTGTTCGCTTCTGGCCAAACGATGACACCTGGCAGCCCTGTGCCACTATGTGGCGACAGGTAGCGCTTACCCTGGCGTTTGTAGCCGTAGCGCGCCAGTATGGCTTCGATGTCGTTGGCTGCGTTGTAGGCGTCGATCACGCTTTCGCCTGTGTGCGGCTGCGAAGGCGCGCGTGGTGCTGGTGGTGTGCGCTTTGGCGTCCATGGGCAGACTGCCTTGAACTGCGGCTTCAGTGCGTCCCAGTGTGCCCACATCTTCAGCAGGAAGTCTGGCGGTTCTGGGAACCCATCGGCAGGCTTTGGACGTGTAAGCCAGATGTAGGGCTGCTGGGTCACTGGGTGGATGGATGGCGGCAGGACGTCCTGGCGCTGCTTCTCGACAGCTGCGCGGATCTCCCACACCGTAAAGTTTCCGGTCTGGCCGTCAGGCTTTGGCCAGGTCAGCGAATGGTATGGCAGGGCCATGCCATCCGGCACGCGAAACATGACGCGGAACCCGTCCGGTGATCCCTGGATGGTTGGGTACTTGTCGCGCAGCTCGTCCAGATTCCAGCCGAATTCCTCGAAGATCTGGCGCGTGGCGTTGATGTCGTCCACGTCGAAGCTGCACAGCCTGGACGGACCAAGTGCTGCGCCGATATTCCAGTCTGGGTGCTGCTCAAAATAAGCACGGGCGACAGCTGCGTCCGTGATGACGTCGTTGCCCCAGTTCTCTGTCAGTGGGCGCTTTGTTCTGGGTGGCAGCGGCACCAGTGCGAAGTTGAACTGGTTGATGTAGCTGGCTGCGTAGTCTGCGGTTGTAGGCTGGATCATCAGAACACCCACTTGTCGCATGCGATATGTTCTTCACCGCACAGTTCCCACGCGCGCTGAAACGCCAGTGACTGCTGGATCGTCCAGTCGTGATAGAACTGGACGTTCAGCGTGCCTTTTTCGTCGTGAAGTTTGTAGACCAGCGCTGACATCTGGTCGGAAGTAAGAGAAAGAATTGCGCGTGCAATTTTCGCGGCTTTCGCAAGCCTTTCAATGCGCCACAGTTGATTGTCGTGGCAGGCTGTAATCAGCATAAGTAGTCCTCTCACCGCATCAAGAAAACCGACCAGCTGCGGTGGGCCGCTGGTCGGGCGTAAATCATAACTCCAAATTTCCCAGCTTCAGCAGTGACCGAATCGCCCAAGCCACTGCGCCTGGCACTTTAGTGTAGCCCTTGCGCCAGTTGACGATGGTTTGGTCACTGACACCGAAGATGCCTTCGAAGTCCCTGTTTTTCATTTTCAGCACCGCCTGTGCGCGGACAAATTCATGCGATGTCATTTGCATGCGGTGCCTCTTGCGCGGATGTCGGCGGCGATGACGTCGGCAAAGGTTTCGCACATGGGGATGTGGTACTGGTCCGCCACCTTTGCGCACGCCTCGCGCTCGTCACGCTGGCCCAGCTCGTAGCAGTTCAGCGCCAGGTGCAGGGTGTTGTCGTTGGCGCCGGCCGCCTTCAGGTCGGTGATCAGTTCTTGCAGTGTCATTCGTTGCCCCTCAAACAATAAGCCGCCACTGCCAGCAGCACTGCGACGGTGACGGCACCGCTGGCCATCACGACGCCGATCATGGTGAATAAACTGGTCATGCTTGCCCCTTGCGCAGCTTGGGCAACGGCGCCCAGTGCGTATAAAAATTCTCTTTGCCATTGAACTGGCCGTAAAGCGCCACGCCACCGCGACCCAGCAGCTGGACCTTGACGCCACGTGGGCATGTGTCGATTGGCTGCCAGAAATAGTTGTGATCGACGGCTGCTGCGCCGGTGCTGTCTAGTTGGGTGGTCATTTCCCAGCCCTCTTTCGTTGCATTGCCGCGATCTGTTCCCGCGCTTCACGGAAGTAGTCGACCTCGCTGATTGGTTGCAGCTTGGCGTATGTGACCGGCCTTGGTCGTTTTATGCGGATGCGTTTTGGCCGTGGTGTGCTGGGTGCTGGCCATGCTGCTGTTGGTACGATGATGGTCTTCATGGCTCGTCGTCCTTCTCGACAGGCTCGACGCCGCTGCCGTGGCATTTGCGACAGCTAGAACCGTCGTACATTCCTTCGCCGGATCCGCTGCATCCAGTGCAGATCTCGTCTTCGTCGTCTTCGTCAGGCTCCACTGGTGCGCGCCCGAACGTACGTTCCCAGGCGTCGTCGGTGATGGTGCCTGGTCTGCGTGCGGAACCTTTGCCGCCGTCTGAATGTGTCATATTTTCCTCGCTCCCCCAGATTTCACGATGTTGGCCACCTTCTTGATGGCGGTTTCCAGTTGTTTGACGTTCACGGCTTCCAGCTGCGCGTCGTGGATCTCCATGCCCCAGTTGATCGCTGTCAGCTCTGGGCCGTTGCAGATGAACTTGTCGCCAAGCTCGACGCCGCGTGCGGCCATGGTCTTTAGCGCATCCTGGCTTTCGCGGATCTGCGCTCGGTAGGCTTCGCCCACGTTTTGCATGGTCAGCGCTTCGGCCATGTTCAGGGCGGCCACCACGGTGTCGATGTCGCCGCGCGTGCCTTTGCCTTGGGCGATGGACGCCAGCGCGTCGTGGTTTCGGATGCGCAGGATCACCAGCGCGTCGTCGATCTCGGCCAGTGGCTTCAGGCCGACGCTGACGTGCGCCATGGTGTCCATGATCACGCCGCGTGGTCGGTACTTGCTGCGCTTGCGGGTCACTTCGCCCCCGCCTTGCTGAAGTAATAGAACGCCTTGGGTTCCAGGCTGCGGTCGTCCACCATGGACATCTGCACGCCGTCTTTGCGTTTCTTGTTGACCACGCCAGACTGTCTGCGTGCGTTGATGGCGTCGCGGTCCATGCCTTTGGTGTCGATCTTGAAGATCGGGTTTTTGATGTCGAATGCGTTGGTCATAGTGGTGCGTCGTCAAAGTTGTTTGGATTGAACCGTGGCGGCTTGCCACCGGCTTGGATTGGTTGCGCTGGGAATGGCCACGTCATTGCGCACCGCCTTCGTGGCGCTTGCGCTCGGCCTTGGTGCCGGCAGTGAAGCCCGACAGCACGCCGGCGCAGGCTGCGTCTTTCAGCATGCGCGCCAGGTGTTGTTTGTTGATCATGTGGCTGGTTTCTTGCGCCAGCAGCTTGGCGACGATGAAGTCAATGTCAGCGCGCAGGTTCAGGTCTGTGATGCCAGTCATGATCAGCCCCAGATCAAGTGGACCAAGAAACCGGCAGCAAAGGCCAGCACCATGTGGACCCAGTATTCTGCCTGCGCTGACGCGTCTGATCGGCCGCCTTCCATCCATTCCCAGCGCTGACGTGATTCGATAGCCTCGACCGTGTTTGGGTAGGCTTCTTGCATCGTGCGTGGGTATTTGCGGGTGGTGGTGTTGATGTTCATGTTGCGGTCCTTTCGTTGTTGGCCAGCGATGTGCTGTCCATGACCGCAATTATGCCAAATATTTTGGGTATTTAATCAGTATTAACCCGTATTTGTTGCGTAATTGCAACGGCATCATTAGGTGATCTTGCAATTCCTGCCATTCCACCGGCCTTCAATACTTGCGCGATGAAGTTGACCTGGTGTTCGGTTGGCCTGCCGTTGGCCGTCTTTACTTCGCAGGCGGTGAACACGGCCACTTTGCGCCCAACCATGTCAGGCGTGATCACCACGGGCGTCCAGCCGATCAGATCGCTGCCGCCTGGGTTGCCCACGCCGTACTGGATGAAACGGCCGGTCTTTGGGTCTTTGTAGGCGCCGACGTTGTTGCGGTGCATGACAGAACCGGCCTGCGATAACGCAAGCCGGATCTGCTGCTGGATGGCGGCTTCGCTCAACGCTCGACGCCTTCCAGCCGGTCTGCCACCAGTTTGGCGTAGCCGGCAATGTCGACCCAGCTGTCTACGTAGTTCGGGTCGCCGTTCAAGATGCGGGCGATCTTGTGGGCGATCATTTCCAACGCCTCGCGCTGGTCTGGGTCCAGGTCGCAGCCGCGTTCTGCTTCGTAGACACGCATGACGGCCTTCAGTCGTTGCGCGATCTCCGCATGTCCGGTGAACGTGCCATATCGTGCGCCACGTTCTGCCAGTGTTTCGTTGATGTCTTGCGTCATGGTCAGAACGGAATGTCGTCGTCCATCGGCTGCTGCGCTGGCGCTGGACGCTGTGCAGGTGCCTGGCGTGGTGCTGCTGCTGGCGCTTGGCCATCAGCTGCGCGTGGCTCGAACAGCGAACAAATCACGCGGTCCTTGCCTGGTTCGCGTGGTGCGGCTGCCAGGTTCACCATGGGGTCCAACAGGATAAACGGGCCGTTGTCGCCTTGCATGACCGCGCCGATGTTCATGTAGCGGTTTTTGGTCTGGCCTTGGTTGTCTTGGTAGCTTCCGGTTTTGACGGCGATGTCGTATTTTTTCGTGATAGCCATGAAATGGTCCTTGATTGATTGAATAAAAATCCACGTCTTTCCGTGGTGTCAGCTGGCGCACGACGCGAAAGGAGATTCGACGTCACCAGCAGCCGGTGTTACGCGCCACCGCCGGCTGGGCGTTCCCCTTTTCCAAGCTGTCGTGCGTTCCACAGGGCTGTGATTCTATTTTGAAATTCAGCCAATGCGGCCTCTCCACGGATTTCTTTGATGCCTTTGACCCATCTTCCTGTGTAGGTGTTGTTGTAGCCCCACAGATACCTGCGGCGCTGGACCAGTGGCATGGCCAGAACTGCACTTGCTTCGCATTCCTCGCGCCAATCGTTTGACCAGGTGCAGGTTTCGTGGCCGTCGTGCATCAGCACGCGCATGTGGTTGCATTTGGGGTAACAGGTCATAAGCCCAGCACCTTTGCGCCCTTGATGCGCAGCTGCTGATAAACCCATCCGATTTTGTAGCCGCGTTCCTCTGCGATGCGCTTCAGGTCTTCAATGCTGCGCGCCTTGCCGACTTCAGCCCTGCGTTCACGCTTGATGGATGTGATCTCGGCCAGCTCACCGTCGGTCTGTGCGACCACCTTGGGCTTGGGAATGTGGACGTGGCCGCAGTTTGGGCACTCTGCCTGCGGCTTGAACACGAAGTAACAGCGTTCGCACTGCTTCACCGCCTCGACGGCGTCGGCGTTGCGTTTATTGCGTTTGGCGCCATCCAGTGACCATTCGCGTGGCTCGGTTGGCAGTCCATGGTTCAGCGCGTTGCCGGCGTGGTCCAGCACGATGCAGTCGGTCTTGCCTGGGTGCAGGCGCAGGCCGCGGCCAACGCTTTGCAGGTACTTGGTCACGGACTTGGTGGGCGCCAGCAGGATGATGCAGCTGACCGCTGGGCAGTCAACGCCAGCCACCCACAGCTGGCAGTTCACCACCACGTCGATGCGGCCGGCTGCCAGGTCCACCAGGGCTGCATCACGGTCTGTCTGGTCGCTGGTGCCGCTGATCGCCACAGCTCGATAGCCGGCGCCGTTGAACATGGCCGCGGTGTCTTCGGCGTGCTTGACCGATGTGCAGAACACAACGGTCGGGCGGCCATGCGCCAGCTTGCGGTAGTGGTCCACCGCGTTGCCGGTGATCTTTGGTTTGTTCATGGCCGTGGACAGCTGGCCTTGCGCGTAGTCGCCGGCAATGGTGGCCACGCCAGTCAGGTCTGGCGTGCTGGGCGCGAAGTAGCGAATGGGCACCAGCATACCCATGTCGATCAGATCTTGCGTGCCGCATGTCTGCACGATGGTGTCGGCCACCTCGCGCATGCCGCGGCCGTCCAGTCGCACCGGTGTCGCTGTCAGGTGCAGCAGCAGCGGGTTGCCGCAGTCTTCGATCACTTGGCGGTAGGTGCTGGCCACGGCCAAGTGGGCTTCGTCGATCACGATTAGGTGCGGCTTGCGGTGCATGCCAAGGCGACGCGCTGCGGTTTGCACGCTCACCACCTGCACCTGGCTGAACGGGTCGCACTGCCGGTTCGCCATGATGAAGCTGTGGTCGATGCCCTCGGTGGTCAGCTTGGCGCTGGTGGCCGTCAGGATCTCGCGCAAGTGCGCCATGAACCAGACGGTGTGGCCACGGTTCACGGCCGACCGGATGATGGTGGCCGCGGTGTGTGTCTTGCCGCTGCCGGTAGGCGCACACAGGATCGGCGCGCGGTAGCCTTCGCGGTAGGCATTGCGCAGCTGCTCGATGGCTTCGGTTTGGTAGGCGCGCAGCGTCACATCGGCCCCCACATCGTGAAGCCGAACCAGACGATGCGCAGCCATGTGCCCAACAGCAGCGCGAAGATGACGGATGACGCCAGTGATGTGATGAACTTCATGCGCGCGCCTGCTCTTTCAGGCGCTGGGCTGCCTCGATGACGCGTTCCCACGTGCGGGTGGTTGGCTGCGCGGCGCCAGTCTTCCAGCGATGCAGCGTGGTGTTGCTGATCCCTGCTTCTCTCAGGATGTCATTGGGTTTCACGCGGCAAGTGACCGCGATTTCACAAACCTTCCAGTAGTAGTCATTGGATTTCATGGGATTCAGTATTGCTATTTTTTGTTGCAAAATAGCATCATAATCCACGGTTTCGCACTTTTGGGTTGTTTTTCAGGTAATAATCCGCACCCACGGTGATCTTACGTGAACTTTGAAAGGATAGGCAATAAATGAAAACAGGGATTTACTCTGGCATTTCAAACGACGACTACCACGGTGGTGTTGGCGTTTCTAAATCAGGCCTCGATGTGCTTGCGCGTTCGCCGCTGCACTACTGGGCCAAGTACATCGACCCAAACCGCGAACGCAAAGAACCGACGCCGGCGATGAAGCTGGGCACGGCCATTCACACCGCGGTGCTGGAACCCGACGAATTCAGCAAGCGCCACATGGTGGCACCTGCGGTCGACCGCCGAACCAAGGATGGGAAGGCCACCTGGGAACAGTTTCTGGTCGACGCCGAAGCTGCTGGTGCGGATCTGATCAGCGCTGACGACTTCGCCACCTGCCAGGCGATCAGCCAGCAGGTGCGCCAGCATCCAACGGCGCGCAAGGTGTTCAACAACGGCACGCCAGAACTGTCGGCCTACTGGACCGATGCTGAAACCGGCCTGCTGTGCAAGTGCCGGCCTGACTGGCTTGGCCTTCCGCTTGTCGTGGATCTGAAGTCGACCGAAGATGCCAGCGCTGAAGGCTTCGCCAAGTCGGCGTGGAATTACCGCTACTGGGTGCAGGCTGCCTGGTACTTCGACGGCATTGAACAGGCCACCGGCCAGCGTCCTGGTGCGTTTGTGTTCGCCGCGTTTGAAAAGTCGGCACCGTATGCCTGCCAGTTCTACTTTGCGGACGAAGCCATGCTGGACATGGGCCGCCGTGAATATCGCCGCCTGCTGCGCATCCTCGCTGACTGCAAGGCTGCCGACAAATGGCCAGGTTACCCAACTGACGTGCTGCCTCTGGGCGTTCCAGCCTGGGCACTGGCCAAGGCCGCCAACGACAACGCGCAGGCCGACAAATGAAACACCTGGTCCTGGCCATCGCCATGCTGTCTGCGACCTCGGCGCATGCTGAGTTTTACGACGGCAACATGCTGCTGACACGCATGAAGGGTGACGCACTCGACCAAATGGCGGCCATGGGTTTCGTGGCCGGCGTTTGGGACGCCTACATGGGCGTGCTGATCTGCCCACCGCCAAACGTGTCGCTGAACCAAGCCCGCGACCTCACCCGCCAGCTGCTCGAAAAGCTGCCGCACCGCCGCCACATGGCAGCGTTTCGGTTTGTTCTTGCGGCCGGCGGCTCGAATTTCCCTTGTACTAAACCTGGCCAACCGGCCAAATTCTGAAAGCTCAAAATGTCCTTTGAAGTCCGTCTAGCCCAGCGCCAAGGTGCGCGCCTCTTGATCCAGTTGTCCGGCGTGTCCGGCTCTGGCAAAACTTTCACCGCCCTGCAGCTGGCCTATGGCCTCGCCGGCAAAGACGCCAGCAAGATGGTGCTGATCGACACTGAGAACCGCCGCGGTTCACTGTATGCCGACATCCTGCCTGGCAAAGCCAAATTCAATATCATCGACTTCTATGCGCCGTTCAGCCCTGAACGCTACACCGAAGCCATCGACGCGGCGTGCCGTGCTGGCGCCGAAGTGATCGTGATCGACAGCGTCACGCACGAATGGGAAAGTGAAGGCGGCTGCGAATGGATCGCCAACCAGACGCGCTTCCCAGACTGGAAACGTGCCAAGGCTCTACACAAACGGTTCATGACCCACATGCTGCAGTCGCCGGCGCACATCATTGCCTGCACCCGTGCGCGTGAAAAAGTCGACTTCAGCGATCCCAAAAACCCGATCAAGCTCGGCATCCAGCCCATCCAAGAAAAAAACTTCAGCTATGAAGCCACTGTCAGCTTGCTGATGCACAACCAGGGCTACAGCCAGGACGTGCTGAAGTGCCCAGCCGAACTGCAGGCGGTGCTGGGTCGTGCCGAAGGTTATATCGGCGCCAAGGAAGGCCAGCAGCTGCGCAAGTGGGTGGACGGCGCCGAACAGGTGGACCCAGCCATCGAACACCACCGCGGTCTGCTGCTGAACGTGACCGAACAGGGCTTGGCGTCCCTGCAGGCAGCCTGGCTGGCCACACCGGCAAACATTCGCAAGGCATTGGGCGATAACTTCAAAGAACAGCTGAAGTCTTCCGCTGCGGCATACGACGAAAGCCGCAGAACCGCAGGTGCGACAGATACGCCCAATGCCATTGCGGCACTCAATTCCAGCGATGCGCCTGTGGGTAACGACCAGCAGCCGGATGGCGCAGGCCAGCCTGAACATGCAACCAGTCAGACAACGGGGGGTGTCAATGTCTTTTGACAAGGGTGAATCGATGCCAGCGGATATGCATTACATGACGCCATCAGAATTGGTGGCGCGCTACAAACAGACCATCACCATCAGGACACTGGCGAACTGGCGCAGCACCGGCGAAGGCCCACGCTACACCAAGATCGGCGGGCGGGTGCTGTACCCATCGCACGCTGTCGCTGAATGGGAAAACGCACGGACGCTTGGGATGGCGCGAACCTAACCCTAGACCTTACCCTGAAATTTTTGGCCCCTTCGTGGGGCCATTTTTTTCTGTGTGATTTCAGTGGTTTAGGTGGTGAGCGCTGTGGGGGTCGAACCCACGACCTACTGATTAAAAGTCAATCAAACCCACATCATTGCGAATCACAGAATATCACGGCACCACTGCTCAAACCACTGTTTTCTGTTGCAATTTTCCACCGTGTCGGGTTAAGTGCCCAGACCTGCTGATGTTCTTCGGTTGGTGCAAACCTTACCCTAAACCTTACCCCAAGGACGTGCCCATGCTCTCCGATAGACAGATCCAAGGCGCCATCAGGCGTTGCGAAAAAGAGACAATTTTGAACGACGGCGGCAGCCATGGCACGGGCAGTTTGGTGCTGGTAATCCGCAAGCTGAAGGACCAGACATCGGCGCAGTGGGTTGGCCGGTGGTGGGTCGATGGTAAGCAGCGCAAGAAGTCGCTGGGACGTTATCCAGACCTCGGTGCAGGGCAGGCACGTGACGCGTTCCGTGAACAGGTTAGCGACGTGTTGGCGTCTGGCAAAAGCCCGCGGGTGGTGGTTGCAGTCACAGAACGCCCGACGGTGCAGCGGCTGTTCGATGCCTACTGCGACCGGATGGTGGCCGATAGCAAGTCCAGCGCAGCGCAAGTCCGCCACAGCTTGAACCAGGTGGCTGAATTCCTCGGCCCGAACCGCAACGCCGGCGACGTCGATTCGGCTGATGTGGCTGCGTTCTTGGCCATCGTGTACGGCCGCGGCGCTTCGGTGTACGCCGACCGGTTCAGGTCGTACATGTCGGCCGCGTTCAATTACGGCATGAAGGCTGCGCACGACTACAGGTCCGACCGGCGCCAGGACTGGGGCATCAAGACCAACCCAGTGACAGCCGTGCCCAAGGACACCGGCGTGGCGAAGGCGCGCGACCGTGCGCTGTCTGCTGCTGAAATCGCGCAGCTATGGCACGCCACGTCTGGTGCTGGGTTCGCGCTCGAAACAGCGGCGGCCATCCGGCTGCTGATCTGCTGTGGCCAGCGTGTGCGCGAAACGCTGCGCATGGACGCCAGCGAAATCGACATCGACACCGCCACGTGGACCATGCCGGCAGAAAAGACCAAGGGCGGCCGCCTGGCGCACGTGGTGCCCTTGCCTGCGCTGGCGTTGCCCACGCTGCGCCTGCTGCTGCAGGTGCGTCCCACGGGGCTGCTGATGCCGATCTCGGATATGGGGATCTGCAAGGCTCTGGCACGGTGGCGGCCGACGGTTGGTGTCGAATACTTCCAGCCGCGGGATCTGCGCCGCACGTGGAAGTCGCGCACGCATGACGCCGGCGTCGACCGCTACACCCGCGACCTGATCCAGCAGCATGCAATGGGTGACACCGGCAGCCGGCACTATGACCGCGCCGACTACATGGCGCAGAAACGCGACGCCATGGCCAAGTGGAATGTGTGGCTGGAAAACTGCCTACAATCGACTGATGGATGAAGCCGACGTCGCCAATGACATGATCATGCGTGAAATGAATTACCGCATCGCCGCTGTGCAAGCCGCGACTGCGAACTCGTCACCTGCAAACTGCGAACGCTGCGATGATCCCATCACGCCAGCACGTCGCGCCTTGAACCTTCGCCTGTGCATCGAATGCGCCAAGCTGAAGGAACGCAGCGACCGGATGTTTACTGGCCGCTGATTCCGTGGGCGTAGTCCTGCAGCCCCATTACCTGGTCACGGAATTCGACAGCTCTTTCCGCCAATCTTCGATATTCCTTTGCGCACTGTCCAAGTAATTTTCTGGCGGCACTGGCTTCATTAGCGAAGGCGGCGGTAGCGGGATCTGCGGGGGCTGTACGGGCATTAAGTCGGTCGATCTGGTCGCGCAGGCTGTCAGCAGCAAGGGCAGCATCAGCAGCGCGCTTCGCCAGCTCGGTTTGTTTTTCGATGGCATTTTGTGCGACCCTTTCATTTCGTTTTTGCCAGGCACGTTCGGTGGCGCGTGCAGCTGCTTCGGCCTTGGCGGTGTTCTCTGCGACTTCCATGCGGTAGGTGGCCAGCTCGGTCTTGGCCAATGACAGGCGAACCGTCTGCATGCCAAGCGCACCAGTCAGCACGGCGATGGCCGCCAGTGGCAGCCATGGTGGAATGAAGCCGGTCAGTATCGACAGCAGCCGCCCCATCACAGCTTGCCCTTGTATTTTGGCATCCTGGTGTGCAGGACGTCTTCCACGTGGTGTCGGTTGATGTCGCAGGCGCTTCGTCCGGCGTACAGGGGTTTGGTTGATTTCAGGCAAACTTTTTCGACGTGGCCGAACCACTTGTTGGGGTCGCATCCATCACGCAGGCCGCAGGCTCTGCGCTCGTTCAGAACGCCACCCAGTCCGCCGTTGTAGGCAGCGTCCGTCATGGCCAATTTGCCCTCTGGATATGGCACCAGCTTGTCCAGCCGGTTCCAGCTGGCGCGCGTCATCAAGATCAGCACGCGCATTTGCAGATCCGGCCGGCTGTAGACGGTGTCCCAGCGCAGGTCGTTCAGGCCCTTGGCGTCCAGGCGCTTGGCATCTTCCAGGGCGTCGAATCGGGTGGACCCGTCGGCCTTGAACGCACGGGTCAGCTGGCCAAGGCCGGCGCCTTCCTCGCGGTCTGATTTCAGGCGCGACTTGGGGTTCCAGCACTTGCTGTGCGTCAGGCTGATGCAGCTTTCATGCTCGATCAGGGCGCCGAAATAGTTGGGGAATTGGAACGCCGGCCAGACGTCTTTGACCTGGGCTTTCAGCGTCGGCATGTATTCCACTGCCTGTTCTGGAATGTAGGTCTTGACGTCAGGCGGTGGCGCGCGCTTGGCAGGCGCTGCACTGGCAGCCGATACCATGGCCGCAGCGCACAGGATGGCCGCCAGGCGCTTCACTTTTGCACCTGTGCAAAGAACAGCAGCAAGCCGACCAGCACCATGCCGCGCAGCAGACAAACGCCAAGGTAGGCGATGCCGGCCGCGTAGTTGCCCATGATCGACTGCTCGTACAGGTCTTCGCTCGATGCGCCGCCCAGCATGGCTTTGCCGATGCCGTATGCCACGCCAGTGACCAGCAGGGCTTGTGCCCACAGCTGGACGCGCAGGATAGTGTCGGCGAAGTTTGGCGACGGGTCGGTGTAGATGAACCACACCAGGATAAGCAACGGAACGACGGCGAACTGCGACGTGCGCGAATTAAGGGCTGCAATGATTTTTTTCATGGGTTCAAACTCCAAATTGTCCGAAGGCGAAAAGAACGGCACCCAGTGAACCAACGCCCACCGATGCCCAGAACAGCGGCATGGTGACCGCCAAGATCGCTGCTGTTGACAGCACGATTCCAATTTGCAGGGCGCTGCCTGCGTATGTAAAAAACACCGAACGCGCCTTGGCTGCGTCGCGCTCTGCTTCCAGCTGCTTGGCTTTGGCTTCCAGCTCGACCATGTCGGCCTTCATGCGTTTGGCTTCGGCTTTGTAGTGGGATGCAACAGCCTGGCTGGGCGCTGTGTCAGCCGTGGTGGCGTAGACCACCGAACGCACGTTCTTCGCCTGATACCAGGCCCACACGTTGTTGGCCGCGATGGTGTTGGTCAGAACCTTGCCGCTGTTGCTACCGCCGATCATGGTGTTGATGGCCAGCAGCGCAGCGAACGTCGTGATGACGATGGCCGCGCGTTTCTTGATGATGATTTCCAGTTCACTTCGTGTCATCGGGGTCTTTCAGTTTTTGTTCCAGTTTGGATATTTTACGGTTTTGCTGCTCGATGACGGCGTCCTGCTTGGCCAGGCGTTTCGTGTTGTCTTTCCAGATCAGAAACGCCAATGGCAGACCCATCCACAGCGCCAGCGATAAGAAGATCACGACGACCCGAAACCAGGCGGTGTCGGACCTGGCCATCCTAACGACCACAGCAGCGCCCACGCCCAGATCGTCAGACCCGACACGACCGCCACTGCCACCAGTCGGTCGATTAGAAAAATTTTGGTTTGGTCTTGTAGCCATGCGTCGTTGTTTCGTTTGATGCGTTCGCGTTCTTTTCGCGCTTGCTGTTCCTCTTGAACCTCGCCGTAGATCTCATTGAAATTTTGCCACAACGGGCCAAGCTGTTTGGGCGCCCGCACGCGCATCATTTCGCTTAGTTTCATGTACGCGCCTTCCAGCTCGTTCTTGATCTGCGACAGCTCCAGGATGTCACGCGGATCTGGCCGGTCCATAGCGTAAACCTCGGCGTAGCGCTGTTCGCAATACTCAGACAGCGTGCGGTGCTGGCTGAAAAAATTGCCGACGTGCTGCACGAACTGCTGCACGACTTCGTCTTCGGTTGGGATGTGTGTGGTGTATTCGTCTTTGGGTTTCTTGCCAGGCTTGGCTGGCGCAGCTGCGGCGACCGGTGATGCCGGTGCTGGCGCTGGCTTGGCTCCGAACAGCCCTTTGATGATGCCCCAGATGCCACGCACATCCTTCACGATCTGCTGCGCTTGCTCGGCTGCCTTCTTGATCTTTTGGACCTGGACGGTCCCTTCGCTTAATGCCTCGCAGCAGTATTGAATCCCGCTGTAGGCGGCACGCAATGCAGCCAAGGCGGTGAATGGGTCCACATTAGTTCAGCTGGTGGAACCAGGCGGCCAGCTTTGAAAACGTGGCGCCGACTGCGGCTGCAATGCCACCCACCAGCATCAGGGTCTTCCATCCACCTTTGGCCTCGGACAACGTGGCGCTGATCTTCGACAGCGTTTCGTTCATTTTCTGCATGTCCACGTGCAGCTGCTTCACCTGCTCTTGCAGCGCTTCAATTTGCGCGTCATGTCGTCCAAGATCGTGATGAATGTTAGGTGTTTCCATGATGTCGCTGTGTGTGGAATTGGTGCCATTTTACACGGCAGTTTTGACTGACCGCCATGTGAATGCCGTGTCTTTCGGTGATGTTATTCGTACAGAATGTTGACAGATCCGCCGTCGAATGTGGCGGCGCCGACGCTGGTTACACGCAGCGCAGTTAGCGGTGCTGCTAGGGTGACAGATCCGGACATCAAGCCAAACTGGTCGGTGTTGGACGTAGCGACCATTGCTTGCGCCACCCAGGTGTTGCCACCCAGATTCACCAGCGTCATCAGGCCATGGTACAGGTGGGCAGCCAAATTGCTGTCGGTCAGCAAAAAGCCTTCAGACAAAACTGTAAAGTTGACGCTGGTTTCGATTAGGTCGCTGCAACCCTGGTAACCGCTGGTCGTGTACGTTGTCGATCCAGTGCCCAGCTGCACCATGATCGGCGCTGTGGTTGCAACGCTGACGCCGCTGAATGCGACCGTGATGCGCTTCACCCATGACGGGATGGCTGTAAATTCTTTGGCTGTTCCCGACGTGGTGGCCTGCGATGTCGCGCTGGTCAGCGGGCGAATCGCCAGCGCGTCGGGCAATGCCACCCACGCATTGTTCGCCGCGTTGCGCTGCTTCAGAACACCGGCAGTCGTGTCCTGCCACAGCATGTAGGCAAACGGTGCAGCCGGTTCAGTCAGGCCGCTGTTCAGGCTGACGGCAGCTGCCAGGGCGTTGTTGATGTCAGCGCGGAAGCTGGCGCCGTCCTGGTTCTCGATTACGTAGTCGTGTTGGCTCATACATCGGTTGCAGCCAGCTGCTCGTCAGTTGGTCGCACAAAAGTTGGGTGTTCCCACTTAGCAATGTAGTCACCTTTGCCATCGCTGTCATTTTGCAAGCGGATGGTTTCCCTGAAATCTGCGTCTTGCAGTTCAGGGTAAATTGCTTTGATTTTTTCGTAGAGTGTCATCATGCTGCCCTCACCAGTACGCCTGCAAAATATGTGTCAATAGTAGAACCGAAGAACAATGGAGTTGTAGCGGTAACGTAACCGTAAACTTCAAGGTAGTCTGTTGAACCATTCATGTACACAACCGCGCTTCCTGTGCTGCTGGCAAAAGTAAATGTTGGACTACCAAAGCCACTACCTGCTTTGTAGTTGGCTCCGTTCTTATATAAGTTTCCAGCAACTGCTGTGATGCTAGATGTACCAACAGCAACTTTCCAATCAATCTGATAGTAGCCAGCCACTTGCGGGTTGAATGAGTACGCGGGGGCTGTTCCAACTGTGCTACCTGTGTTGTTAAAAGCACCAGCAGTATCGAACTCTTCGGTGTTGAATTGAACCTTTGTGTACGTGCTATTGCTTACTGATTGGTTCGTACCAAGATAGATACTAAACGCAGGGCCATTACTAGCCACGTTTGCACCCAGCTTTGCTTGCGTAATACTCGCGTCCTGGATTGCACCAGCCGCAAATGTCACCCAGGCGTTGTTAGCGGCATTTCTGATTTTCAAAATACCAGTCGTTGTGTCGTACCACGGCATGAACGGCTCGGTAACAGCAGGTGCAGTCGCACCGCTGTTCTGCGACAGGACAGCTAGCAGTGCGTTGTTCAGGTCTGCGCGAACAGCAGCACCGCCGCCGTTTGCAATGTTGTAATCGTGTTGGCTCATTCTTCGTCCTTAGTTCCTGTAACCGTAACCCTTGGCGATCCAGTCCATGGTGCGGGCCACGCCGGTCCCTGCGCTATTCTTGAACTGAATTGTAAACCCTGCGGAAGTTTTCGCGGTAATTTGCGCGTAATCTCCCGTGGCCATGTTCTCGGCCGTGATGGCTGTGGCTGGCACGTCGAAAAACGCATTGGCAAACGTGACCGACAGGCCACCGGATGGCACCGAAACGTTGTTGGCACTCTCAACGCGGTCTGGCACGTCCACCACGACGCCCAAGGTGGCCAGCGCTACCTGGTTGTTGGTGTCTTCGCCCCTGATCAGCTTAACCTTAAATTTGAACGCGCGCGCTGTGTAGTCGCCAACGTAGAACACGCGCCAGCCGGACCATGTTGGCGAACCAGCTGGGTCGTCGTTGGTGGTGCTGATGAACACCTGCAGCGATGAATCGTCGGTGGTGTTGGGCAGATCGAAGTTGACGATGCCGTCCCAGTCCGTCCACGTGTCCACGTAGTCTGTGGCCATCGCGCCGTCGTCCACCAGACCCAAGCTGTCGATCAGGCCCCAATCGTCCACCAAGTTTTCGATGTTGTAGGACAGCACGCTGAACGTGGCAGACACGCGGCTGGTGTAGACCGCGCCGGTGTCGATGTAGGTGTCGAACTCGTATTCGCCGGACGCGACCAGTCCGCCTTCCAGGTTGTCGTATTCGTCCCAGTCCGCGATGTCGTCCATGTACTCGGCCTGGTCCAGCACCAGGCGGTCGTTCAGCAGCACCAGATCCGTCTTGGCGCCAGTGAACGTCGGGTCTTGCGTGGACGATGCCACGGCATTGAACTGCAAAATGTTGGGCGCGTCGGTGACGATTAGCGCGGCGTTCTGGCTCATTTGGCCGGTGCTGTCTTTTGCCTTGGCCAAGTAAGTGCCGGCACGCAGCGGCACGCTTGCGCTGGTCGCTGAACCTGGGAAGTCGCCAATGGGCAGCGATGTGTTCCACTGCGCGCCGTCCAGTTCCTCGCTGTAGCGCACCGAAATCTGGCCGCCGATGCGCACATCCAGATCCGCGTGGCTTTCCCACTGCAGGATGCCTGTGTCAGCCTGTACGGTCATTTGCAGGCCGGCGATGTCGGCTGGGCGTGCTGTCTTGCCAAGCACGCTGGCGGTGAATGTGTACGGCTGCGACTTGACGCCCAAGGCGGAGACTGCGCGCACCGTGAATTCATAGTCGCCGGTGGCCGTGTTCATCAGCTCCAACGAATTGCCGGTCGTGGTCACCTCGACAGGGTTGTCGTTGTTGATGCGGTAGCTCAGCAAGTAGGTGGCAGCGCGGTCCACCTGCGACCAGGTGATGGTTGCCCCGACGCGCACGTCTGTAAGCGTGGCATAAAGGTATTCGCTGACGCTGCCACTGGATGGCGTCGCTGGTGGGTCGTTCAGCATGGTGATGTCGCGCGGTTGCAGCACCATGCCGTTTTCTACCGCGTCATATTTGTCTGGGTCGTGCTTCAGGGCTGAGATCTCGACCACGCCGCCGTCCTGCTCGGACACCGACAGCACGCGGAACGTCTGCGCCTCTGCGGTGCTGGTGGACATGATCCACTGGGCGCCAGGTTGCGGCGCGGCCGACAGGGCTGTGGCCAGCGTGACCACGGCGCCGGTCGCGCTACTTACTGTGCGCGTCTCGACCGTGCCGTCTGGCAGCATGACGTACATGGTCCAGCTGGATGCGCCCAAGATGACCGATGCGTCCAGTGTCACGGCTGTGGTGGTTGCGCTGTGAACGCGGCCGCCATGACGGGCGCCGGCGCGTGATGCGTCTGCCACCTTAATGACTTGGCCAGGCCGTGCGACTGCGCCCTCGATGCCGGTGGCAAAGGAAACCACTTCGGACTGGTAGCGCTCAGAAAACAGCAGCCAGCGTCCGACGCGGTTGGCCTGGCCACGGCTGGTGCAGCCAACGGCCACAACCTCGGTTGGCACCACGCCGAACCGTGCGATGGCTTCCTGGTCTTCGACGTACTCGACTTTTTGCGCGTACATGTCGGCAGGGTCGTTCCATGTCACCAGTGCGACTGTATGGCGTGCCTTGGCGCTGCTGCCTGCGTAGCTGAACTTGCCTTCCAGCACATTGGCCTGGGTGTATAGCGCCACGGGGTCGCTGGGTGCGTCCTGTGCCAATGTCAGGCTGCCGGATGCCCAGTAAACCATCGAACGGAAACACGACGCCAGGTCCTGAATGACCTTGTAGGCTTCGGTGCGCGACTGCAGGTACATGTTGCAGGTAAAACGCGGCTCGGTTCCGCCAAAACCGTCGGGCACAAGCTCGTCGCAATATTGGCTGATTGAATACAGCGCCCATTTGTCGACCTGCGACGCGTCGATGTAGCCGCCGATCCCGTACCTGGCATTGGTCACGATGTTGTAAAAACACCACGCCGGATTGTCGGTCCACTCGGTCTTGAATGTGCCGTCCCAGCTGCCGGTGTAGGTGCGCGCCACTGGGTCGTAGTTCACGGGAACCTTGACCTTCAGCAGCTTCATGTCAAACGCACGGCTGGGCACGCCGTTGAACACCTGCGAATCGAAACGCATGGACACCAGCGCGCTGTTTGGGTAGCGCAGCTTGGCGTCGATGATCTCGGTGTAGCTGTCCCAGAACGTCTTGTCCTGGATCTTCAGGTCTGTGCTGTCGTCTGATTTACGGCGCACACGGATGTCCCACGGGCCGTCGCCGGTCAGCTCGATGCGGTAGCTGCGCTGGTACTTGCTCTGCGCCTTGCCGCTGATCGTGTCGGCAATGCGCTCAACATAACCGCCGCCGTCTGACTGGACGTCGATGGCAATGTCCACGCTGGTGCCATCGACGCTGCCGTCGTTTTTCTGCTTGAACAGCGACTGCACGCTCAACGTGACGCGCACGGCGTCCACGGCGGCATTGCTGACTGTGCGGGTGATGGCCGCCAGCTTGGTCAGCTCGACGTTGACGCCGTTTTCGGATTCGACCGATGGAATGCCGGCCACATAAGTCTGGTCGTTTGTGCCGGTGCGCGAATCGACCACCACGTTTTCGAAGTTGTAGGACCCGTCAGGGTTCTGCAGCACCGTGTTGTTCAGGTAGATGGATTTATCACCATCGACCAGTCCGACGATCTCGCCCTCAGAAACGGCGTCCAGTGTGCGCGCATAAGCCCGCGAACGTAAGTCTGTCATGCTGTGATGTCCTCGACGCTGATGCCGGCACTGATCACGGCGCTGCCGACGATCATGCGGCCGTAGCCGAACGGCACGGGCTGGCCTTGGCTGGTTGTGTTGACGGCTCCGCTGAACACGTAGGACTGTTTGATTTCCTCGCCTGAATTGCCTGGCGTCTTAGGCACTGGCGACAGCAGCTGCGCGGCACCGCCCAGCGTCATGGCAATGCCGACGGTCATCAGCGGCTGCGTCCATGGCCCTGGTGGCAGCAAAATGGATGCGGCGATCAGTGTGGCGCCGATGATGATGTTGATCAAGCCGCCACCACCGCCTGCGCCGGCGATCACTGGCGCGATGGTGATGGTCTTGCCGGCTGGGTTGTGCAGCTGGTCTGCGCCAATGGCTTCGCGCACGTTGATGACGCGGTACCCGACGTTGCGTTCACTCGATGACGACACGAAGCCGGCAAAGTCCTTGAAGTTGGCGCACAGCGCGCGCACGGCCTCGGCTGCCGACTTCACGTCCAGCCGGTGCTTGCGTCCGTAGCGCTTGCCAAGTTCACCCAGCAGAATGATTGTTTTCATGTCTCAGAATGTGCGTTGTTCGGTTGCGCCAAAAAATTCCGTAAGCCTCGCGGCATGACAGCCGGTTCTGTACGTGATGGATGACCTGATTATCCCCCAAGTACACCGCGCCGTGGTTCGGCACTGGGCTAAAAATCCGCATTAGGATGACATCGCCAGGCTGCAGCTTGTCCGCCGCCACTTGGCTGAACCCAGCCGTGGCGAAATTCTCCGTGTAAAGGTTCTCGCCTCGCAGCCACCATTCGTCGTGACGTCCGAAGTCGGGCAGGGCGATGCCGCGTTCCTGCTGATACCAGTCACGGATGATCGAATAGCAGTCCAGCACGCCGTGCGACCATTCGCGGCCGACCAGTGGCGCCTGGTAGCCTGTCGGCTCGATGTAGGCCCACTGCTGTGCTGGCAGTGACACGATGTGCCACGGCAGGCCGCTGGCCTCGCATGCCACACGATCAGACTGCGAAGGGTCTGCCGGCAGATCTGGGTGGCTGTGGATCACGGCAATGATGTCGCCGGCCAGCTCGGCTTCGGCGTAGTCCTGCGGGTGCATCACGAACTGGTCGGTGCCCACCGCCAGGTTGCGGCACCTCTTGTAGCGTTCCTTGCCTTGCCAGACGATCAGCAGCCCGCAAGCCTCGCGTGGGTATTGCTCACGCGCATGCAGGATGATGTCCGCCTTGGTCTGCTCATTCATCGGACCAGGCCGGCGCTTGGGAATGAACCGAAGGGCAGCGGCTCGTTTTGGCCGAACCGCAGTTTGCAGCTGGTCAGGCGCTTGCCACAAACGTCCAGCCCTGAACTGCCGACGCTCTCGTCGTTGGCGTTGAAATAGTTGGTGCCGGCGTAGCCGCACTCGGTGCCCTTGTAGCGCCACACGCACACGTTCTGAATGATCTGGCGGTGCGGCAGCAGGACACCGGCAACGTCGAATGACGCGGCCAGCTCGAATTCGACCATGTCGCGTGTCTCTGTCGCCTTGCGGTCGATGAAGAACACGTCGTCTGGGAATTCTGCGGTGTCGTCGGCGTCAGGGTTTGTACCTGTGATCTTAATGTCGCTGATTTCCCATGCGCTTGTGGCATCCGAAACAATGTCCAATCTAATGCTTCTAATTTCGGATGCGATGTAATCATTACCGCCAACAGTCAGCGCGGACATATCCCATGTAACCGTGTTCCATTGGGCGAGGTCTGTTGGCGCATTAATCGTTTTGCGAAAACTAGAACTTACGGTGTTACTTGGCGTACTGTAATAGCAATTACCTTCCCAAACACCAGTTCCAGAAATCCGACGGATTCTTGCCGTAACCCATCTAGCGCTGTTACCTTGATAGCGCTCTGCGGTGATAAATGTTTTAGAAAGTGTCGCGTTTGTTGCTGTAGGCGTCCAAGTTAATACCCCACCAGACTGCGTAAGCGTTGCGTTACCTGCGGCCCAACCTTCAGTTCCGCTGTCAAATTTATAACTGTAAAGGTCTGGAAAGTTATTCTGATCCAGGTATTTCACCATGGTGCGCTTGCGGGTGATCTTTGCACCCAGCAGGTCGTCGTAGGTCAGCACCAGCAGCGTGATGGCGCCGGTGGTGTTCGACACGGTCAGCTTCGGGCGTGGCAGTTGTCCGTTGCCGGTGAAGTCGAAGCCGGTCGCCTTGATGGGGTAAGCCGTGTACGTGTTGCCCTGCCACACGACGTTCGCTGACAGCCCATTCGTGCCGGCATGGAAACGCAGCAGGTCGCCACCGAAGTCCGTGGCGTCCATTTCGAACAGCTCGACAACGGCCGACGGTTCCAGTTTCTGGATCTCGGTGGTGATGGCTGCGACGGTCATGCCTCAAACACCTGCTGGAATGACGCCGACACGTTGTTCAGGTTTGCGCGGGCGACCGTCTTGGTCCACTCGCGGCACACCACCTTGATCGCGGTGCTTTCGTTTGGCGGCGTCCATTCGAACGCCTCGACGCCGTTGCGCGCTTCCAAAAACGTCAGGATGTTGCCAGCCTCGGTGTTGGTTCGATTGTTGAACTGCAGGTTCCACACCTGCGCGCGCACGTTGATGCCGTCAGCGACGCGCTGTTCGTAGCCGTCGCCAAATGCCGTGACGCGCACGCGTGGTTTGTAGGCCGCCTGGGCGCCGAAGTCTGGGGTGTAGGTGAATGTTGCCATGTCTTATGCCAGCAGCCCGCCTGGGCGTTTTTGGTTGATCAGTTCCGTCTTGACCACGTTCGCAATGACGCGGCCCAGGTTGTCTGCGCCTTGGTCGCCCTTGACCTGGTCGCCGCCGTTCTCGACGCTGACGTTCACGGTCACGTTGTTAATGCCGCCATCGCCTGAACCGCCACCCTTCATGGTCACAGGGATGGTGCGGCCGTCTGGCAGTGGGACGTAGGCTTCAGGCATGCGGCCTTCGCCGTAGACCGCCAGCTGCGGACTGTTGGCGATGCCGCCGTTCGAATAGGTCTTCAGCGGCATGGGGCCGCCGTCGGTCATGATGCCTCCGTTTGCAAAACCGAAACCAGCTTTGGCGGCCGCCATCAGTGGCGCCATGATCTGCTGCTGGATCAGCATGCGGGCCATGTCCGCCAGGATGCTGCTGGCCAGCGACTTGAAGTTCAGTTTTCCGGTCATCACGAAGTTGACCAGCGCGTCTTCCATGCCGCGGAACGCGTTGCTGAACGCTTGTTCGGTGGCGCGCGACACGTCCTGGATCTGGTCCACGTAGCTGTTGAATGCGCGTTTGGCGCCAGATTCGAACGTGCGCGACTGTTCGAAATTAACCTGCTTAATGCCTTCTTTCATCTTGAACAGCGCGTCGGCTGTCTCACGATAGCGGGCCGCATCTTCGGCACTCATTTTCTTGGTGGCTTCGGCCACTTCCAGTTCGTGCTGCTTGGCCGCCACCAGCTTTTCGTATTCGCGGGCGGTCATGTTGACCTGCTCACCTTCCAGGCGCAGCATTTCAATGGCGCCGGCGTCTTTGCGGGCCAGCTCCTGGATCTTTTGCAACGTCTGGGCGCCGTCGATCTGCTTGGCGATGTTCTCAAGCTGTTGTCGCTGGCCTTTGCTCAAGTCCTTGTATCGCTCGTTCTCCAACGTGCGCAGCAATTCCTCGGCCTTGGTCAGTTCTCCGATCTTGGACAGCTGTTCTTCCAGCGACTTTTTCAGCTTATCAAATTCGGTTTCTTTGCCGGCGCCGAAGTCGAAGCCGCCGCCGCCAGATCCAGCCGGCGACCTTGGTGGTGTGGGTCCACTGCTGGCAGGTGCGCGGCCAGCGTTGATGATCCCCTCGCTGAAGGCGTCGATTTCCTTGCGCGCGGCGGCAGCGTCGGTGCGCATTTTTTCACCAATCTGGCTGAACCCTTTGAAGTCCAGCTGCGCCAGTGCGCCCATTTGTTGGACGATGCCGACGATCTCGTTTTTGATCTGCACCAGCACGTAGCCGACGTTGGCGGCCAGCACGACGATGGTTTCGAACGCCATGCGCAGGCCGTTCATGAACATGTCGAACATGCCACCGGTCCCTGCAGACTGCAGCAGGCTTTCAGCCAAGAAATTCAGCTGCGGCAGCAGCTCGTTGGCCACGTTCATGCCCAGCATGGACACCGAACGATTGATCCTGGTCAGGTTGTCGTTGAACTCGTCGGCCGCTGATGCCATCGCGCCAGTGAAGCGGCCACCCAAGCGGTCCAGCTCGGCGCCGGCGTCACGGATGGCGTCACCGCCAGCGTTCAGCAGCGGGATGATCTCGGCTGCGCTCTTGCCGAACACGCGCTGTGCTGCGGCTGCTTTTTCCCATCCGTCGGGCATGGCTGAAATTCTGTCCGCGATCTTGGCCAGCGCTTCTGTCGTTGTGATGCTGCCGGACTGCAGCGCCTGCGCGCTGATGCCGAACTGCGCAAACGTGGCCGATGCCTCACGGCTGCCACCCGCTGCCTCTGACATGTTTTTGGCCAGTTTGCCCAAGGCGCCAGAAACAGCGTCCAGGGTCGTGCCGTTCAGCTGCGCAGCCAGGCCAAGGGCGTCCAATTCCTCGACCGCAATGCCGGTCTTTTGGCGCATGTCGTTCAGCTTGTCGGCTGTGTCAATGGCGCCCTTGATCATGCCCACAAAGCCACCAAGCACGGCAGCGCCACCCAAGGCCAAGAACGCGCCTTTGACCCTGCTGACGGTGCCATCCAAGCGGTCCATGGTGGTTCGCAGCTGGTCGACAGCCTGCTGGCCTGTGACGCCAGCGGAAATCTTCAGCGCGACATTCATGTCCATGGGTCAGTCCTTGCGTTTATTCAGTACCTGCAGCGCTGCCATTTCCATGGCCTGCAGGTCGTCCATCATTTCGGCCTGGTTGGCCACTGCCCCGATTGTAAATAGAAACTGGACGCTCTGGTAATTCAGACCGATGAAACCGCCTTCGATCACGTTCCACTGCGTCTGCAATTTCAAAAACAGCATCAGCGCGTCCGTGTTTTCTTCCCAGATCTCAAATTCGTCTTTTGACGTGTCGATGCTTTGGATCATCTCAATGGGCGCACCAAACGCGGCCAGGTCGTCGGCCGTGTCATCTTTAACGCCGCCCCGTGCCCAGTGCTGGGCGGCGTCTGCTAGTTTTTTCGCTTGGCGCCGCTGATGCTTTCGAACAACGCCATGACGACCGAACTGGCCACCATCGGGATGTCCAGCATGTCGTCGCGTGCGCTCTCGCTGAACGGCACGTCGCCGTCGTCATTGGTCACGCCAGACCAGTCCACCATGACTTCGCGTGCCAGCTCGACGTCGGTGATTTCGGACTTCTCGATGGCTGTGCGAATCTCTTGAATGCGGGTTTGCGACAGGCGCTTGAACGTCACATCGAACGTCGATTTTTCGGTGCGGCCGCCATCCACTGGGAAGTGAACAGCGACGGGCCATTTGTACTGGGTGACTTTGCTGATCTTGAACATTTTTAGAACTCCAATAGGAAAGCCCGCTGGGTAGCGGGCTAGGGGTGGGGCAGGGTGGTTTATTTGACCACGATGCTGATTTCGTCGTTGCCTGAAGTGCTTGGCACGAACGTCAGTGGCACCTGCAGCATGTGGATGCCGTTCTGGTCCTGGTATGTTGGGTTCGACACGTCCACACGGCTGGACAAGATCTGCACCTTGTTGCCGGCTGTTGTGCCATGCGTGATGTCCAATGCTCCAAGCGTTGAACCCAGGGCCAAGGTGAAGAAGTCTTTTGTGGCGATGGTTGGCGCTTCGAACACCACCTGGCCGTTCACCTGGCGATCCGTCATCAGCACATCTTCAGCGCCGATCAATGAACGGTACTGCACGGCGTTGTTGAGGTTGATGTTCAATGATTCCAACGCGCCAGCGTAGCTGAACAGGCTGAAGCCAGTTGTGTTATCGCTGTTGGCGGCCAGTGGGGTCTGAAACGCCGTGTATGTGACGGACGGTGCAGCTGTGTCAGTTGGTGCGTTGTACAGGCCGGTGAACGTGAATTTGAACACGGGGATCTGGCGCGAATTGATTGTCATCTCCACGTTGCCACGGGCACCGGTGACTTTGTGCAGCACGCCGTCCACGTTGTAGTACATGGTGACGGACTTGAATGACGATGACACGGGCGCATATGTCACAGACGTGATCGCCACGATGGTTTCATTCATGCCGCAAGCCTGCAGCAGCGGGCCGTATGCGGGCGCAGTACCAGCTGCACCTGAACCTGCCATTTCGACTTCGAATTCGACGCCAACATAAGATGACGCGATCAGCTGCTCGGACGCGCCAAGGTAAGGGCGCACCAGGTCGCGGCTGACGTTTTCAGCGTTCAATGGTGTGATCGACAGGTTGCGAACCAGAATGGCGTTGGCCGAACCCGTCGGGGTTGGGTCTGTGCCGTATGTGGTTTCGATCTTTGCCAAGATCGTGCGTTTGCGTGAAAGTAGTGCCATGGTGAAGACCTCGCGTGATGTGTTCGGATTTTAACTCAGGGAATTAAGCGCTGTTCGGTACTGCGCTGTGAATTCTGCGGACACGACACCAGCGGGCTGATCAGCCTCGATGGTTTCGAATGAAACCGTGGTCGGCAGCAGCTGGATGACCAAGCCGTCCAGCGTGTCGTCGGCCATCAGTTTGCTGTGGACGTCCAACATGGCTGGGTCGGCCAGCTGGTCTGGCACCGCACCACGCACAATGACGGACACGCGGAAAGTCAGCGTCCACATCAGCGTGCCCAGTGTGTCCTGTTCTGCTGCGTCGCTGACAGGCTCGACCACGATGGCTGGTGCCTCGCCACGGGCCAATGGCTCGACGCGGCTGCGATAGATGCGGGTGCTGACGCCAGTGGTGCCGGCCAATGCCGTCACGATGCGCTGCAGGATGGTTTCGCGCTTGCTGGCCATGGTCAGACTTTCGACAGGTAGACGATGCTGAATTTGCCGTCGTCCTGGGCGCGGACTTCGCGCACGGTGAACGCGGCGCCGTCGACGGTCAGGCTGTCGGCATATTTCAAATTGGGGTACACGCTCGACTTGATGGTCAGCGCGTAGTCGGTCGTGATGACCATGCCGCCTGCGATGACTTCGCTGGGCATATCCAGGACGCCAGTGGTCGTGGTCGTGCCATCGGTGACTGTGACACCGAAGTCAGCCAGGAAGGCGTCCAGGTTCTCACTTAGCGCCACGGCGCTTTCCCTTTGGCGCGGCGGTGGCCACGATAGCTTCGGCGTTCTCTGTGGTCAGCTCGTCGCCTTCGACGGCTTCGACAGCGGTTTCAGATTCAGGTTCGTCACCACCAACGGCCACAGCCTTGCCCAAGGCGATCAGCATTTTGGCTTCGTTGTCGTCCAGATCCACGGTGGAACCTTCGCGGACGAATTGCTTGTTGGCGACAGTGGTGCGGGTGATTCGAACTTGCATTTGAAATCGCTTTCAATGTTTGGATGGGAAAGGGGCCGGATTGCTCCGGCCCCTTATTGTCACCGATTAGGCGATGCTTGCGTTGCCGTAGCAGAACGACACTGCGTTGCGGACAGCGATGTCGCAGTCTTGCAATGCGATGACGCGCACGGTGCCGCTTGTGGCGCCAGCGTATGGGTCGACCATCAAGTCCAAACCAGACCAGAAACCGATCATCAAGTCAGACCAGTTACCGAACCACACGTCGCCGGCGGTCACTTGGGTGGACACTTCGGTGCGGTAGCCGTTCACGGTGTTGCCTGGTTCCCAGATGAACTGGCCAGTGCTGGATGCTTTCTCGGTTGTCTTGAAAGCGCCGCGCTGTGCTGGGTTCACCAAGTAGGCCAAGCTGCCGATGTCAGCGTTGTCGGTTGCCACTTCGGTTTCGATGCCAACGACTTCAGCGAACGTGGGGTTCGTTGCTGCGAAGTCTTTGGTGTTGATGCCGCTGATGTTCTTCAAGCCAGTAGGCTGGTTGTTCGAACCTGTGCCGTACAAGGCAGCAGTGTCGATGGCCAAGGCCAACACGGCTGACAAATCGCGGCGAACCATGTTCTCGACGTCCACGCTGGACTGCAAGATCAAGCGGCGGCTGAAGTCGGTGAAGGCACCAACAGTCTTGGGTGACATGGTGACTTGGGCCAAAGTCTGTTGGCTCTCTGTCGGTGCGCCAGATTCAGCGACCCAGTAGGCTGTTGCAGCAGCAGACTGCTTGGGGATGGCGACGTTGCCAGACAAACCGTTCATCACGGTAGCGCCAGCGCGGATTGCCACAGCGCGGTTGCGCAACATCTCGATGAAGCTGTCAGCCATCAGTTCGGTGGCCACGGCGTAGCCGCCAGCGTTGCTGGTGCCGGCAGTCAGGTCACGCTTGTTAGCGCGCAAGATCTCGCCTGGCACGAAGATGCCGCGTGATGCTTTGCCGGCAGCCTTGGCGCCAGCGTCAGACACTTCGCGTTCGAATGCAGCAGCTGCCCATGCGGCTTTGTCGCCAGGGTTAGCCAACGCGTTCATGGCGCGCAGGAAAGAGAACTGGCGAACTTCTTTGTCGCTCAGGCCGATGTCGGCTTCTTTGCCGGTTACAGGTTTTTGGTCCACTTTGATTTCCTCTAAGAAAATTGCGCGGGCTTCGTCCATGGACTTGCCCTCATTGATAAGTTTGCGGCTCAACTCGGATGCGTTGAAACGCTCTCCAAGTGCGCTGATGTTGGCAATGCGGGCGCGCTCGGCTTCAGCAGCCTGCGTAGCGACCACCTGCACGTCCACAGCGGGTGTGGTTTGCTCGGTCATGGTTGGTTCCTCGATGGTAACGTCCGCAGGCTGTGCGGATTCCTCAGAAATGCGATGCACAACGACATCGCGCTCATCGTTGGTCACAGAACGGCCAATACCCACGGTGGGGTCGGCCGGCACTGTGACCAGCGATACTTCGTACGGCTCCCATTTGGTTGCCGTAAATGTGGACACGCCATCACGGATGGATTCGACCATCTCGCTGATGCGGTAGCCGAATGAAACGTTGCGCAGGATGCCGTCTTGCACCATGCCCAAGGCTTCCTCGGAATCTTCGGTTTTGGCGAAACGCACGCGGCACCAGCCACGGCCGTCTTGCAGCCAGGCTTTTTCAACGACGCCACGGATCTCGTCCATGTCGTGGTTAAACAGCAAAGGTGCGGCGTTGTTCAAACGGCCAAGGTCGGCAGCGCCGGTCTTGTGGCTCAAAACTTCCATGCCGAAATAGCGTTCGACAGGTTCCTCGCTCGAAAACGGAAATTCGATGACGCGTTCTTCGGCGAAGACTTTTACTTCTTCGACTTGTTGAATTGCTCGCGTCAGCTGCGGAAGCTGGAATCGCTTTTCGGTGTTTTGCATAGTTTCCCCAGGTAGTACCGGATAGTGCTCTGGGGAAATTATACCGCCAAGTCAGCGATCACTGACTTTGGCTGACGTCCGATGATTGGTCGGGCGCTTGCGTCGCGCCGTTTCCGGCCACCGCCGACGGGTCGGTGTCGAACACCAGATCCATGTCGGCCGCCATTTGCATTTCGCGCTGGCGCTGCTGGAACACGTCTTCGATGTCGCCGCCACCCGATGCAATGACGTCCGCCTGCGTCGTGAAACCACAGCGCACAGCCTCTTTGTAGGCGGCGATCTCTTTGACGGGATCGACCCACTGCCAGCCGCGCGGGATCCAGCGCACTTCGCGGTAGGGTTCTGGGTTCAGGTTGTAGCCTGGCATGACCAGCTCACCGGAAAGCTCGGCCAGGTCCAGCCATTCCTCAAACACCGGTTTGTGGAAATTCTCGATCATCCACGACTGCAGCACGCGCCAGTTGTCGCGGTCGTCCAGCAAGGCCAGACGGCTGCTGCTGTAGTTGGTGTCGCTGTAGTCACGCGACAGTGTGGCGTAGCTCACGCCAATGCCGGCCGCCATCGACCGCAGCATGGCGCGCACGAACGGTTCGAACTGGCCACCTGGTCGGTTGGGCTTGCTCTCGGTGTATGTCTCACCAGGCTGCAGGCGCTCGATCTTGCCAGGCTCGAAGTTGGTCACAGCTTGGCCGCCTTCGGTGCCGTCCTGCAGCGCGTCTTCCTCTGGCGATTGAATGAAACCCATGCGGCAGGCTTCGGCGCGGGCCGCGATGACCTCGGCTTCGGTGTAGCCGCCAAGGTGGTGCATGCGCATGATCGCGCTGGCCAACCATGGCACGCCACGGGTCTGGCCTGGGCGGTCCTGCTTGTAAAGGTGGATCACTTCTTCGGCTGGGATGCGCTTGGTCGTGTTGTCCACGGCGCCGGCGCCAAACGGGTAGTCGCCAGGGTGGTCGCGCTTGAAGTGGTACGCCACAGGTCGGCCCCAGCTGTTGCGCTCGACGCCCATGCGGATCTCGTTGCCGTTGCGGGCAATTTCGTTCAGCATTTCGTCCAGTCGGTCAGCCTCGATGATCTCAAGTGCCAGCGGTGTCTTGCTCTTGCCGAATGTGTAGTTGACCTTGCGCACGAACACTTCGCCGGATTCGGCGACGGCGTGCATGACCTGGCGCTCGATGTCGTTGAACGACAGGGTGCCGCCAGTGTGGCAGTTGGTCTTGCGCTTCCAGTTCGCCCAGGCTTTTTCGATGGCCGTGTTGGTGGCGTCGTCCATCTTGTTGCCGCGGCGCATCTTGACCGATGCCTGCATGCTGATGCCTTGGCCCACCACGTTGTTGGTGATGACGCGCAGGGCGTTCTTGGCGTAATCGTTGTTGCGTGCCAGATCGCGTGCGCGTTCGCGCAGCTTTTTCAGGTCCTTGCGGATCTCTGCGTCCATGCTGGTGCTGCTAGTCACCCAGTCCGACACCAGACGGTTATACATGCCGCCCTCAAATGAACGACGACGTGGGACAGCCTTGGGCTTTCCTTTGAACCAGTCACGAATTCCCATTATTTGCCCCCAAATCGAACATAGACCGCGCGGCCACTATCCAAACCCTGCGCTATGCGCTTGCGTCGCGTTTCGCGCGCCACGTCAGACTTCAGTTTGGTTTCCAAGGCAATCAAATCGGCCATGGGCATTTTCTTCAGCGACCGGTTGCCGATGCTGTATTCCTGAACGCTGCCGCCCTCGATGCGTGCGCGCATTTCGGCACGGATGGCATCCAGGTCTTTTTCGAATTGGGTGCGGCCGTCGAAAGCGCCGGTGGTCACCGCGACGTTGGCCTGCACTTCCATGCTGCCGGTGGAGATGGTGAATCGCTCACTGCCTGCGCTCACGTAGTCCTGGAACCAGACCGTGCCGGTGCCCAGCGTGGCCGACTGTGTGGCGCTGATGGTGAAGTCCCAGCTGCCACCAGCGGCTGCAGATCCGACGATATTCAGCGCGTCGGCGTCAGTGCGGTGGCGCAGCGAAACCGTCCGTGTCCAGCTTGCGCTGTTGTAGTCGGGTGTGGCCGGCTCGTTCCACTTTACAGTGTCGCCAGCGAAGATCAGGGCAGGGACGTTCATGGTTTACCAGCTCGTCATAAAGTTGTTTCGCGCTATTTTAGCCTGTCTGCGCCTATTCTGCGGTTCGGTTGGCTTTTCTGCCTCTTGTTTTGGCGTGATATTCAGTGACTTTTCGAACTGGTCCCAGATCGTTCGACGGTTGAAACGGGTGTAAAGCCACTGCAATGCGGCGTAGCCGTAGACCAAAGTGTCCAGCGCTTCGTTGCGCGCGCCCGACTTCTTGACCCATTCGCGTACGGGAAAACCCTTAACGTAGCGCGTGATCTGTTTTTCCGCGGTCAGCTGGTCGAAGTAGTCCCGCGGCAGCTCCGCGTGGAAATGAAAATAACCTGGCCCTGGCTCGTTCAGCTTCAGCCGTGCAAACACCGTCGACTTGATGGTGTCCGTGCCGACTGGGTAGACCTCGGCGCCAGACTTTATGGTGCGGCCCTTCCAGTTCAGATCCACCTTGCTGGGTTTGCCGATGGGCTGCTTGCCGCGTTGCGACTGACCCTTGATGGCAAACACGTTGTGCGCCTTGCGGTCGCGTGCGTAGGCGTAGACCTCGCTGGTGTAGTGGCCGCCACTATCGATGGCCGTGGCCGCGATCTTCATGGGTTGCGCCAACTCATGCGCCACCGGCTTCAGCACCACTTCGTCCAGCTGCGCCCACAGCTTCGGCTGCGACGGGTCGCCGTAGATCTCCATGTGGTCGATGATCCAGCCTTCCTCGTCGCGGCCCCATCCCCACAGCGACACCGCCAGCCGGTTGTCCTGCACGTCGACCGAACAGGTGACGGCCAGCGTGCGCGCCGGCGCCACGCCTGGTGCGTAGAACTCGACGCGGTTTTTCAGATCATCAGCGCCCAGCTTGGCGCTGTAGTCGTCTTCCCACGTTTCGCCCAGAACCGTGTTGACAAATGTCTTCAGCAGCGACGGGTCGCCCTTGGCCTGCATGAACTCGGCCGCGATCTCTGACCACGACTTCCAGCCCAGCGGCGAATACAGCGACGACAGGTGGAAACCCACCGTTTTGCCGTCACCTGGTGCAGTCGCGCGCCATTGGCCATTGGCCAGCATGTCGGCTTTGTGGCGTTCATCGATCAGCGTGCCGCATTCGTCGCAGGCATAGGCCGCCGTTTGCGGGTCGTCGTTGTCCCACTTTAGGTTTTTCCACTGCAGCCACTGGCTGTGGTCGCAATGCGGGCACGCCACGAAATACTTGCGCTGGTCGCTGCGCAGGTATTCGCGTTCGATGCGCGACACGTCTTTGACGGTCGGCGTGCTGCACATGTAGACCTTGCGCCGTGCAAACGTGGTGGTGCGCTTTTCCGCCAGCTGGATCGGATCGCCTTCGCCATCCACGTCCAGCGGGTATGCGTCGATCTCGTCCAAAAACAGGTAGCGCACTGGCATCGACCGCAGGCCGGCCGCACTGTTGGCGCCGCTGATGATCAGCACGCCGCCGTCGAACTCTTTGGTCATCATGCTGTTGGACGCGTCGCGGCTTGAATTGTTGGCGATGCGTTCGTGCAGGATCGGCGTTTCCTCGATCATGGGCGCCAAACGCTGCTTGCTGAACCGTTTGGCCGTGTCGACCGTCGGCTGCACCAGCAGCATGGGACCAGGCGCGTGATGGATCACGAAGCCCAGCCAGTTGTTGCCTGTCTCGGACTTGCCAACCTGGGCGCCGGCCATGAACACCACGCGCTGCGCAGGGCTGCTTGGCGACATTTCGTCCATGATCTCGCGCAGGTAAGGCGTGCGCTCGGTGCGCCAGCGGCCAGGCTCGGCCGACGCTTTCTGCGACAGCATGCGGTGGCTGTCTGCCCATGTGCTGACTGTGTGATCTGGATCTGGTCGCAGGCCGTTTGCGAACGCCGTGCGGTAAACGATGGCGCCGTCCATCAGTCGAACTTCAGATCTTCAAGTGCGCGGCGGATCTCTTTGGTCAGCATCTGATGCACTTTGAATTGGTTTGTCTCTGCGGCCAGCACGCCGGCCACACGGTCTGGCAGGTTCAGCAGTGCGTCACGCACCTGCCTGGCTGCCTTGAATGATTCGCGCTGCACCACGTCAGCTTCAACCAGCTTGCCTTCGCGCTGTTCCAGTTCCAGTTCCGCCAGGCGCATCTTGAACTGTTCGTGCTTGGCGCGGGCCTCTGCGTAGGTCATCGGCTCGTCTGAATCGACACGTTCCGCCGAAGTGTCGATCTCAGGCTTGCGTTTCGACACGTGTGCCGCCGCGCCAGTCAGGCTGTCGGTGTTTTCTGCCCACTCTTTGTCGGCAGCCTCGACGTCGATCAGGTATCGGCCAGACGGTTTGGCAGTGACGGACTTGACCAAACGGCCAGATTTAATGGCCGCCAAGACCGCCTGCAGGGTGACTTTGCGGTGTTTAGCGTAGTGACTAGGTGGGATCATGGGTTAAAT